TCTTTCAGGGTGCATTTGCCCCTGCTGCACAAGCTGCTGAAACTCAATTCAAGTCAACTCTAGGTGACATTGCATCTAAGTCAAGCATGGCAGGACGCTATGGTTCTGGTGCTATGGGTTCTTTGCAAGACAGAGCAACTGGTGCATTTGGTCAACAGTTGGCTAACACAGCAGGTCAGTTGGCTTACCAAAACTATGCTGATGAACGTGCTAGACAACAAGCGGCTACATTGGCTGCCCCTGCAATGACTTCTGCTGACTACCAAGACATTCAAAATATGTTGCAAGCTGGTCAAATCCGTGAAGGTTACCAAGGTCAGCAAATGCAAGCTGACATGGCTAAATTCAACTTCTTGCAAAACCAACCACAACAGAACTTGCAGAACTATCTGTCATTAGTCTATGGCAACCCACTAGGACGAGTAGCTTCATCTACTACTAGCGGTACACAAGACACATCTACATTGCAAAACGCTTTAGGCTTGGCTGCTGTTGGTGGTGGCTTGTACAAAAATCTAGGTGGTCAACAAGGCATTAGCAACTTGTGGAATAGCGGTGCTAATTGGTTAAGTGGTACACCTAGTAATTTTGTAGATGCTGGTGGTTTAGGCTCTGCATCTAACGCTGTTTTAGCACAGTACGGGATTATCTAATCATGGCAGGACTATTAGACATTTTTGGTACTAGCGGTGCAGACACAATGGGTCTGTTGGGTATGTCACCTGCTGACATTGCTCGTAATCGTGACGATGCACAAGCACAAGCCTTGTATGCACTAGCAGGACGATTGTTCCAAGGTGGCAACACAGGTGCTTCCATTGCTGAAGGCTTACAAGCAGGTCAGAAAGCATATCGTGGTGGTATGCAAGGTGCTTTGCAAGAGCAATTGCAGAATGTCCAGTTGCAAGACATGATTCGTAAGCGTAAGGCTGAAGAACAAGCATTGATGCGTCAGCAAGCTGTTGAGCAAGAGATTTCAAAAGCATATCGTCCAGAAGTATTTGCTGAGACACCATTGACAAACATGATGGGTCAAGAGATTGCAGGGCCAAATCAGCCACAAGCTGCTGGTCTTGGCATGGAAGCATTAGCACCTAAACTAATGGCTACTCCTGAAGGTCGTAAAGCACTTAAAGATTTGCAACCAGAGTACAAAGAAGTTAATGGTGCGCTTTATGAGATTTCTGCTGGTATGCCACCAAGGTTGGTTGCTGGCTCTAAGAAGCGTGATACTGTAACAGTAGGTAATGTGGTTCTTGATAAAGACAACATGAGTGTTCTTTATACAGCACCAGAAGCACCTGCTGCATCTATCAAAGAGTTCCAAGACTTTAGTAAATTAACTCCAGCACAACAAAAAGCATATCTTGTTTTGCAAGAACAAAAACGACCAGCTACAACAATCAATATGCCAAATGAAGGTGAGCGTAAAGCCGCAACATTGGCTAGTCGTTTGAACTTCAGCGTAGGTCAAATGAATGAAGCAATTGGTTTAGACCCTAAAGCGGCTTTGCCAAATACTGCTGCTGAAGTTGCTCGTTTTGTTTCACGAACAGATTTCTTGCCAAACAAGATTAACACCGAACAGCGTCAGATTGTTGAGGCAGCACAAGAGGATATTCTTGATGCGGCTTTGACATTGGGAACTGGTGCGGCATATAGCCGTGAGCAGTTGGCTGGTTACAAAAAGTCCTTCTTCCCACAAATGGGTGATAGTTCGGCAACAGTTAAAACAAAGCAAGAGCGTCTTACAAACTTGCTTAAATCTGCTGAAGTTGCATCTGGTCGTGCGGCAAAAGAAATTACTGTTCCAATACCTGCGCCAGCACCAGCACCAACAACTCCTGCAATGAGTGGTTTGCAAAACGCTGTTCAAGCAGAGATTGAAAGACGCAAAAAGGCTGGTGGTGGATAATGGATTTAACTAAATTATCAGATAGTGATTTGCTTGCTTTACAAGCTGGAGATTTAACTAAAGTCTCTGATGCAGGTTTAGCAATTCTGAATCAAGGTCAACCTAAAGAGCCAACACTCAGAGAATCATTTGAGCGTGGCGCAGGTTTGGCTTATCGTGCTATGGCCCCTACATTGGCTGGCGCACAGATTGGCTCGTATGGTGGCCCATTAGGTGCTGTTGTTGGCTCAATGGCTGTTCCTGCTGCTGATGCTGTTAACTCTTTAATTAACTTAATTGCTTCTCCATTTACTGACAAGCGATTGATGCCAGCATCTCAAGCTATTCAAAACTTGATGACTCGTGCTGGTGTTCCTGCTGCACCTGAAACACAAACTCCAACAGAGCGAGTTGTTGGTGCAGGTCTTGAATCTATGACTGGTGTAGCTAGAACTATCCCCTCATTGATTAAAGCATCTACAACAGCAGCATCTCCAGTAACTCGTGGTGTCACAGAGCAATTAGCTGTTGCGCCTAAGACTCAAGCGATTGTGTCTCCAACAGCCGTTATGACTGGTCAAACAGTCACAGAGACTACTGATAACCCTTTGGCTGGTGCTGCTGCAACATTGGCAACAGGAATGGCTGGTGGCGTTAAGCGTCCTCAAAAAGAGCAAGCGTTATCTACTCAAGCATTGGACAGAATTGCTACTGATAGATATAACCAATTGCAACAATCTGGTGTTCAGTTAAAAACTGATGAGTTTGTTAACTCAATGGATAAGATTGCAAAAGGTTTGCGAGATGAAGGATATACACCTAAAGCGTATCCAAAGATTTCTGGTGCTATTGAAGAACTTACATCTACTACGCAACCAAAAGATTGGACTGAACTTCAGGCTTTGCGGAAGATGATTCGTGGAGGTCAAAAGAGTGTTGACCCAGAAGAAAGACGAATTGCATCAATCCTTTTGGATGACTACGACAATTACTTGATGACTGTACCTAAAGAAGCAATTGCTGCTGGGGACATGAAAAATGCAGGTCAATTGTGGTCAGAGGCTCGTAACGCTTATTCAAAGATGAAGAAGTCTGAAGTCTTTGAGGATATGCTTAACGAGGCAAAGCTAGATAAGAGTAAGTTCACACAATCTGGTGAAGAAAACTCTCTTGCTAAACAGTTGCGTCAGTTAGCCAAGAACGACAAGAAAATGCGTTTGTTCACTAAAGATGAGCAAGCTGCTATTGAGCAAGCCGCTAAAGGTGGTAATGTTCAGAATATGTTGAAGTTCTTTGGTCGCTTTGCACCGACTGGCCCTGTGAGTGGATTGTTTACTGGTGGCGCAACTGTAATGGCCCCTGCTGTTGGTATTCCAATGGCTTTAGGTGCTGCTGGCTCTCGTGTAGGTGCTACAAATATGCGTAGAACTAGCGTAGAGGATTTAGCTAATATGATGCGTTATGGTGGAGTTCCACAAACAACAGGTGGCGCATTTAGGGCGTTAACACCAGTAACAGCTAGAGGTCTTTTGTCTATTGAAGACTTAGACCAAGAACAGCGTAATCTTTTAGGCATCCAATAAGGACTAACATGGCAAAGACGAAAATCTCGGAGTGGAGTGCAACTCCATCAAACAACACAGACATTGATGGTATCAATATCGCAGAGGGCTGTGCGCCATCTGGCATTAACGATGCTATCCGTGAGATGATGAGCCAGATTAAAGACTGGCAAGCAGGTACATCTGGCGACTACACAGCAGTTACTGCTGGTGGTACAGGTGTAGGCACTCTGACAGGCATTGTTAAGGGTAATGGTACTTCAGCGTTTAGTGCTGCTACTGCTGGTACTGACTATGTGTCACCAACAGGCACAGAGACTCTGACAAACAAGACCTTAACAAGTCCTATTTTGACTGCCCCTGTGTTGGGTACTCCTGCTAGTGGTACTCTAACGAACGCTACAGGTCTTCCTATCGCTACAGGTGTATCAGGTCTAGGAACTGGTGTAGCGACTGCTCTGGCGGTCAATGTAGGCTCTGCTGGCGCACCTGTTGTCAATGGCGGTGCTTTGGGTACACCCTCTAGCGGTACTGTGACTAACCTTACAGGTACAGCCTCTATCAACATCAATGGTACTGTTGGTGCTACAACCCCTACGACTGGTGCTTTCACAACTGTTACCACAACAGGAACAATTAACTTGTTGACTGTAGGCCGTGGTGCAGGTGCTGTGTCTACCAATACTGCAGTGGGTGCTAGTGCTTTGGCGGCTACAGCATCTGGTGGTAGCAATACAAGTGTTGGTTATTTTGCCCTTACCGCATTAACCTCAGGCACGGATAACACTGCCGTTGGTCGCAGTGCTTTAATTACCAATACTACTGGAGTAACTAATACGGCAATTGGCACTAACGCCATGTTCAACAATCTTAATGGTGGACAAAACACGGGCGTTGGATACGCCTCACTTGCGTCTAATACAAGCGGAGGCAACAACACCGCATTAGGTCGTGATTCTCTTTACTCAAACACCACAGCCTCCAATAACACTGCTGTTGGTTACCAAGCGTCTTATACAAACACTGCCGCAAACACTTCTGCATTTGGCGCACAGGCTTTGTACAGCAACACAACTGGCACGTTGAACTCTGCCATTGGACAGCAAGCACTTCGCGGTAATACTACTGGTTCATCCAATACTTCTGTTGGTGTTAATTCAACATATACAAACACAACTGGTTCATTTAATACTGCTGTTGGCGATAGTGCTTTGTTTGCTAACACCACAGCCAATAACAATACAGCCGTGGGCTATCAATCCACTGGTGCAAACACTACTGGTGCAAACAATGTTGCTGTAGGTTATCAAACATTAAATTCCAACACCACAGCATCTAACAACACTGCCTTGGGTTATCAGGCCGCTTACGGCAACACAACTGGCATTGACAATACTTTTGTTGGTTGTCTGGCGGGTTATACCAACCAAACAGGTGCTTCCAATGTATTTATTGGACGGCAAGCAGGATATACATCTAACTCTGCATCTACAACGGGATTTAATACTATTGTAGGCGCGTATAGCGGATACTATTTAACAACTGGAACTGGAAACACTTTTGTTGGCACAGCCGCATCAACATCAGGCGCGGGCTGTGGCTCTTACATAACAACTGGCTCTAAGAACACCATTCTTGGTGGCTACAACGGCAACCAAGGTGGCTTAGACATTCGCACAGCAAGCAACTACATTGTGCTGTCTGATGGGGATGGAAATCCAAGGGCTTATAACAATGGCGCTAATAGTAGCCAATGGACTATTAAATCTTCAACTGATAATGAAACTTTAATTTTAAATCAAACAAGTTCGTCAACAGAATTTCAATCTAATGGTCAAGATTTTTATACAAATTTAGTTGGAACTGGCCTTATTTATTGGCGAACAACAAGTAGCTACAACATTAAGATGCAACTAACAAATGCGGGTGCTTTATATAACAGCACTGGCACATACGGGACAATTTCTGACATAAAGTTAAAAGAAAACATTGTTGACGCTACACCAAAACTTGCAGACCTTATGCAAGTTCGAATTGTGAACTACACAAAAATTGGTGAAAGTAAAAAAGAACTCGGTGTTATTGCACAAGAACTTGAAACAATTTTCCCTGCGCTTATTGATGACATTGAAGATAAAGACAAAGATGGAAATTCTTTAAACACCACAACAAAACACGTTAAATATTCAATCTTTGTTCCAATGCTAATCAAGGCAATGCAAGAACAGCAAGCAATTATTGAATCACTCAAGACACGACTTGATGCCGCTAACCTTTAAGGAATAATATGACTACTGAAACACTAACACCAGAACAAATTGCCAAGCACTACTCTGCCGCAATGGATTCAGTAAACCTGATTAACGCAGGACAGCCAGAAGGCATGACTGACGCTGACTGGGCCGACTGCGTGGCTCGCAACAAGGAGCACTTGACAATTATGTTGGCTAAAGACTTCTGGACAACAGAAGATTTGTCACCATTGCAAGCGGCTTCTGCATAAACAGGAAGCCACTACCTGAATTTAGTGGCACATTAGGAGAAACACATGGGCAACAACACAAAAAACCCTGTGACAATCGATGGAGTTGAGTACATCTTTGAGGACATGACTACTGAACAGCAAACCCTGCTGAATCATGTGGTTGACTTGGATAGGAAACTTAATTCTGCTAAATTCAATGTTGACCAACTTCAGGTAGGCAGAGACGCTTTCTTTGGGTTGCTCAAAACCGCATTAGAAAATAAGGCTGAATAAAATGGACAATCACACCGCAGAAGCAGCATCAGCAGTAGCTGCTAAAGCATCGTCAGTAGCAACCTATGGTGGTGCTAGTAGTGCTATTTTCTTTGGCTTAACAGCTAATGAATTTGGTGCGCTTTGTGGTGTGATTATCGGTTTTGTTGGTCTTGTTGCTAACATCTGGTTTAAGCATCAACACTTAAAGATTGCTCGTAAAGAGGCAGAAAAATGATGGATTGGGCTGAGGCATTTATTGCAGCAGCCTTTGTCACTTGCTTTGTTATTTTTTGCACATACATGGTTTTGTTGTGCTTTCCTTGATTTTGGCTGTATCTATTGAATACAGGTGTATTAAGTGGGTTTGGGTTGGAGATGTTTACAACCGAAAGACCTACTGTATTGAATGGAAAAAGGTTGAAAGAAAATGATTCCCTTAGACCCGATAGCAGCACTAGATGGTTTGCAAAAAGCCATAGGGATGGTGAAAAAGGCTAGTAAGGTAGCCAATGACCTAGGCGGCTTGGCCCCGATGCTGGGCAAAATGTTCGATGCCAAGAGTGCTGCTACAAAGGCTATGCTTCAAGCCAAGCAGTCTAAAAAAGGCTCAAACATGGGGACTGCACTCCAAATCGAGATGGCCCTCGAACAGGCTCGTGCGTTCGAAGAAGAACTCAAACAGCTATTCATGGTTTCGGGAAAAATTGACGTGTGGAATAAAATCAAGGCTCGTCAAGCAGAGATGGACTTAGCAGACGCTAAAGAGATTAGCGCACTCAAAGCACAGGAAAAAAAACAGAAGCAAGAAGAACGAGAACAGATGGAGATGGTGGCTCTTATTGGAGGGATTGCGTTCGTAATTCTTCTCGTTGGTATCGGCATAAATGAGATGATGGATTTCTGCCAAACAACTAAACGCTGTGGGCGATGAATCGGTATCAAAAAGACTTTGATTTAGCACTCCGAATCATTGTCTATGGTTTGGTTGCTCTCTGGTTTCTTGGGTTTCTGAAGTTCCTTCCTGACGATTTGGCAGACAGAGTTGTTAACCTTTTGCTTGGCAAGATTGGACTTGGCAAATGAAAATCACCACTTACCAACAAAATGCAAAGATGTTGTGGGAGGCTCATAGGGTGATACACCAACAAAATATGCAAAGACTTGCTGAGTTAAATCGTCAAGCTGAACAACAAACCAAAGCCTATGAAGTAAAGACTCAATGGGTTAACTAATTCTGTGGATGTGATGGCATGAGATATTTACTCTTACTACTTCTGTTGACGGGCTGTGAAGACAGGTATCGATACAAGTGTCAGAATCCAGACTTCTTCCATGCTGAAGAATGTCAAAAGCCTAAGTGCTTATTTACTCAGCAATGTCCAGAATACTTAGTAGCACCAATTCTTGAGAAAAAGGTTAACGATGTTCAACAGCCAGAAGCCAAACCTAACAACTGAAGAATTCGAAGTCCGAGTTTGGGGCTTTGTGGTCATTGTAGTGACCTGTATCTTGTGCTTTATTGTGATTGCCTTGCTCTACTCTGTAACCTTTGTGACACAGCCAATCAAGAGTATGGCCCCGATTGACCAAGCCTACACCAAGATGCTGAACGACATTGTTCTACTTATCGTAGGCGGTATTGGTGGCGTGATGACTAAGAGAGCAGCAGGTGCAGCAGCAAAGGCTTTTGGAAGCCCACAGCCTCCAATGCACCCAATGTGTCAACCAATGGGTTTTAATGGCTCTATGGGCGGTTATAACTCGTCCTATGCACCTACGCAGTCTGCGTATGGTTTGCCTAGTCAACCATTCGGTGCTATGCCAGTTTGGAAGAATCCAGAACTAGATGAATCATGGACTCCTCCCCCTCCTCCGACTACGCCTCCAGAGCATCTTGAGGATGACAATGAGCGTGAGGAAATTGCACAAGCAAGAAAAGAGGCTGAATGATGTTACCTATTCCACTACCTTGGTTGATTGTTGGTGTTTTGGTATCTCTCTTTGGTACATACCAAGTAGGGCATCACTATGGGTGGCTAGAGCGTGATAACGATATGAAGTTAGCTATTGCTAAAAAGAACGATGAAGCTAGGGAGTTAGAGAAGAACATGACTTCCAAGCTGTCAGACCAAGAGACTAAACTGAGAAAGGCACAAGATGAAATTGCTAAAAAGAAGTCTGCTATGCACGAGCTTGCTAGGA